CTTCACAGTCATGAAAGTCATGACAATTATACGAGAGGGCCGCATGTAAGTGCAGCTTTTTGGGTCCAAGTACCGGAAAATAGTGGAGATTTTGTCTTTCGGTACAAGCCAAACGCATATATTGTTGCCAACAAGGTAATTAAGTCGAAAAATGCTGGTTTTTTGCTATTTGACAGCACTATGGAGCATTTTGTGACGAAAAACTGTAGTAATGGGTTCAGAATCGTTATTAGTATGAACTTTAGGATAATATGATATGAATTGGTGTAGATTACCGTATAATTGTGAGACATATGAGGAAATACTCACATATGCTATGAATGCAGAGTGGACAGGAGACATTAATAGGCCATCATCACGAAGACAATTCATACCCGTTCCCACAGAACTAATAAAAGAACCAATTCTTGAAAAATTGAGTAAAGTCTGTGATTATATGGGAATTATGAAGATGGAACCTCGATCTATGTTTCGAGAGCATATAGATGGTTTACGATTGTGTGGTTTGAACATATGTTTGCATGAATCAAAATCACATACTTTTATATTGGAGCCGGATGTATATTTGAGTGATGAGAATTCGCAAAAGTATCTAGATAGAATATCTAAAGATTCTCTAACTTTCCCGTTTGGCGTAACTACTGCAACAGCTGTGCGTGATTTAAAAAATCCGTGGAAGTTTATATCAAATAATTGTGCGTTTTTTGAAGAACCAATGTATGAACCAGGCGGAATTTACTTGCTAAACACATCCAGAAGACATGGAGTGTTTAACTATTCATATGAGCCAAGGTATAGTGGACACTTTACGATAAGTAAAGATATTAGATATGAAGATGCTAAAGAATTATTAGGAGAACTTGTGTTATGATTGGTGAAATGGTTAAGTTTAAAGACTATTGTGATGAAGTATATATTTCTAAGGTTGTTGGAATCTTTTCTGATAAACACGAAAATGTTAAATTTTTAGATAAAAACGTCGTTTATTGGTCCAAAAAGGGTAAAAATTATCGAAAACTGAAAGAAAGGGATATGAATTCGATATATCTTGAGTTAGAATCTACACGAGGCAAGACTGACTTCATTACCCTTAGTGAAATTATTACCTAAATACAAAACCATGATTAAATATCGAGTAATCGAAGAACAAATCTTAGAGGAAGGTTTGAGTTATAGTGATGCCATCACAGTGATGGAGATGTTAAGTGAACAGGGTAGACGAGTAAAGATAGAGAAATATAACGTCCCATCCATAGTTGGATTGGGACGTGACCCTGACCTACATTGATCCTTATAAATAATTATGTAATTATTTGAGGATTATAATGGCACAAGATTTTATGGGAATGGACGGTTTCTTCTGGTTTGCTGGGGTTGTCGAAGATAGACATGATCCCGAAAAAGCCGGAAGAGTTCGTGTCAGGTGTATTGGTTTACACACAGACAATTTAGATGAACTTCCAACAGAAGATTTACCGTGGGCACAAGTTATCGCTCCAACGGACTCTCCTTCTATGGCCGGAATGGGAAACACACCACCTTTTCTAGTTGAAGGGACACATGTTATTGGTTTCTTCATGGATTCTAGAGAGATGCAGCAACCAATGATTCTTGGTTCAATTCCCGGCCAACCTGTAGAGGAAGCAGACCCAACAAAGGGATTTTATGATCCCACAGATGTATATCCAAAAACAATAAATGAACCAGATACAAATAGATTGGTTCGTGGTTCTATTGGTGAAACACATCCCGCCCTGCAGAAAAGACGAGGGATGAAACAAACTGAAGTTCCCATCTCAACAAAGCCATACCTTGCGACTGGCGTTCAGCCAGGAAGCGCATTGGATGAAAGAAAGACATGGAATGAGCCAGACCCTAAATCAAACTCTCCAACCTTTTATCCCTTCAACCATGTTCATGAAAGTGAATGTGGACATATTCATGAAGTAGATGATACGCCAGGTGGAGAGAGATTATTACAACAACATATATCTGGAACATTCACCGAGATACATCCTACAGGAGACAAGGTTGTAAAGGTTGTTGGCGAGAACTATGAAATTAGTATTAAAGACAAAAGCATACTTATAGAAGGCGATCTTAACGTAACAGTCAAGGGCAACAAAAATGAACTTATCAAAGGAGATTATGTTCTAGAGGTTGAAGGAGATATGTATACTAAGATTTATAAAAACCAACGTACAAAGGTTGGGGCATCTTTTGATATAGATGAGGATGGTGTTCAAAGTGGTGGCGGTAATAGAGAAGAAGAAATAATAGGAAGTCATGCTTTTGATGTGAGACAGGGTGTCAAAGGCAGAGTTGGTAGTGCAGAGGATGGAGCAAGAGATTTTGATGTTACAATCGGTGGCAACGAAACTAGAATAGTTGGTGGTAACTTTGATTTGAATGTCACAAAGAATCTTACACAAATATCTCTGGCTGATATATTGATAAATGCCAAGAACAATATGTCATTGAAAACGACAACAGGTATTGTTGCGATTGGTTCTGGTAGTAATGTAAATATTCGATCATCAGCAGAAATGAAAATCAAATCTGGTGGTGCATATAAACTTCAATCAGTTGGCGCTGCTAATGAGACATTTGACTCAACATATCGTGTAGACTACAAAGGATTGAACGAGTTCGATCATAGTGGTGATAGACGTATTATGGTTGGTGCTGATAGTTATGCTAGACACGCAGCTGGTGTTGACCATTCTTGTTCTAGTGATCCATCAAGAACATCTGCAAATGATTGTACTGACCCAACAGCGCCGACAGTGCCGTAGGAGAATTGAATGGTTGATTTTACTACACCAAATCTATGTGGAGCAAGTGAACAATTCAATAAACTTGCAAATCAATTCTCTAGTATCAAGGATTCCCTTCAAGGTTCATTGGAAGGTGAGATTGATGCTTTAAAAAGTGAATTGACAGCATCATTGGCTGTTTTAGAAAATGACATAAAAGGATTGATTCCAGAACTACCAGAAATTCCAGACATTAGTTTAATATCTGAAATACAAAATTTGGTAGCATTGCCGCCCGGTAGTTTTGCAAGTTTGTCGGCCTTAGCAAATCTTAAAGCACAATTTGGAGATGCACTTGATGAAGCTGGCTTTGCTTTGGATAGTCTTGTGAGCGATGCAACAGCGGCATTTTCTGGTGGGATTGATTTGTGTGGTGGCGGTCTTCCAAATTTTGTCATTGGACCAAATGGTATACCAACCTTGAAACCAGAGGATGCTGGCATGCCGGATGGTGATCCTGTGGGTGAGACTATTTCATCCCTTAAAACTAGTTTTGCCGAAATTGGACTATCAAACGAATCAGTGATTCAAGCGCAGGCCATAGCCTCTGAACAAATACAAAAATTAACAAAAGAAATTACTATTGACATATCAGCCGAAAGAGGTAATATTTCTAATGCAGTTAAAGAAGCTTTTGATCAGGCTGATACTCTTGCAAGACTTGCAGCTGCTGAAGCAAAAATTCCAACCACACCACAGGTTGCGAAAGTTAAATCTGCTGTTGCTGCAACTACAAATTTGCCGCTCGCACCAGCAGCAACAGCAGCACCAACAGCAGCACCAACAGCAGCACCCGTTGTCAACACATCTGGAACTAGTCCTCTTGCAGTAGGAGAGATAGAAGCGAAATTAAAAGTTATTCAAGATAGTATTTCATCAGCTGTGGCTGAAAGGAATAGGATGCTAGATAAGCTTATTGATCCCGGTTTAGTCATCAAAGGCACTAAAAGTCATCCACACAATCTTATTTCAGCAGACAGAAAAATGGTAAACAACAAATCAAAAAAAATCACCATCGACATAGTTGAAATTAATAGTGATGATCTTTCCGATAAGGTTACTGTCACCTTGGAAGGCATATCTAGGTATTATACGATAAGACTTGTCTCTGTAAATTCTGCACGAAAAAGAGTAGAAAAATCAATATCAGGTTTGTTGGAAAAACTTACCAAGTTTGGTCCAGACCCAGCAGAAGATAGTGCAGAGGTTGACTATATCAAAGAGGGGGCCGATAAAGTAAATGATGATTATGCAAAATTATCTGAAGACATGGAAAAGACATATGTCCAAGCCAAGAAAGCATTTTCAGTGCCGGTGTCTGCGCCATGATAATAAAAAAATTAGTTACGCTTAATGTATTATATTGGTTGCCAGATTATAATAGTGTTCTACAACAATTTACTTGGCAAACAAAAGACATAGTTCCAGAGTATCCAAGGGTACACGAATTTTTAAACTATTGGCATAAGGAAATTGATGCCGTAATAGCAGAGGTTCAGATTGCTCATAGTGATAATCATGAATATCGACCTGTAAAAGATTATATTACTCTTATAAATAAATAAAGGAGTATCTAATGACACAATCGATTCCAGTAGCATTTACAGACGCACAGGCAACTAATGATTCTGATCGTCAGGTAAAAGCATTTGTTGATCTTGATATATTCTTTCTTAAAAGAAATACAACAAAAGATGTTAGAAAAGTGTCAAATGTATTAGCTATAAAAAGAGCCGTAAAGAGTTTAGTATTAACGAATAGATATGAGAAACCTTTTCATCCAGAAATTAGCTCTGACATAAGAAGCATGTTATTTGAAAATATGACTCCTTTAACATCTATAATTTTGAGTAAAAAGGTAGAAGAAGTAATCGTAAATTTTGAACCTAGAGTTAGATTAACTGGTGTTAAAGTGTCACCAAATTTAGACCTTAACACATATGAAATAACAATTGAATTTTTTATTAATAATGCACCCACAGTGCTACAAACAGTAGATATGTTCTTAGAGAGAATACGATAATGGCACAAGATAAAAGATTAATTATTTCAGACTTTGATTTTGATGATGTTAAGAATAATTTGAAAGTTTTTATGCAGGGGCAGACAGAATTTTCAGATTTTAATTTTGAAGGCTCTGCATTAAGCACTCTTCTAGATGTGTTAGCATATAATACTCATTATCTAGGCTACAATATGAATATGCTTGCAAACGAGATGTTTTTAGATAGCGCATCTTTACGTTCAAGTGTGGTTTCTCATGCAAAAACTCTAGGATATGAAACTATATCTCCAAGGGCAGCTAAAGCTTTTGTTGATGTTACTCTTTTTGATTCTGTTTTGGCTACTGCATCTCTACCAGCTGGAACAGTTTTTACTTCTTCAGTAGATGATGTTTCATTTCAGTTTGTCAATGTAGCTAATTTTACTGCCTCAAATAGTGGAAGTCAAATTTCATTTTTAAACATTCCAATATATGAAGGAACATTTGTAAAATCACAATTTGTAGTAAGTTCTACTGATGTTGATCAAAGATTTATTATAAGTAACAATCGAGCAGATACGACCACCTTAACAGTTAAAGTTCAAACTTCTACGGCCGATACTACTACAACTACTTTTACAAAAACAACTGATATTTCTCAAGTTACACCAACCAGCACAAATTATTTTCTACAAGAAGTTGAAGCAGGAAAATATGAAGTATATTTTGGTGATGATGTTATTGGCAAAGGTTTAAGCGATGGTAATCTTGTAATTTTAACATATGTTGTAACAAATAAAGCTGCTGCAAATACTGCAAATGCATTTACTAATTCACAAGCAATTTCTAGCGTTACAAATGTTCAAGTTGCAACAGTTGAGCCAGCAAGTGGTGGTGCGGAGGCAGAAACTACACAATCCATAAAATTTAATGCACCCTTAGATTATGCTTCACAAGGTAGGTGTGTTACAGCTGAAGATTATAAAGTATTTGTAAAAAGATTTTTTCCTAATACACAAGCAGTATCTATTTTTGGAGGTGAAAGCGGTTCTTTTGATCCTGTATTAGGCGTTAGTTCTGTGCAAGAATTCGGAAAGGTCTTCATATCAATTAAATCTACTACAGGCAATAATCTAACCGTAACTGAAAAATCACGATTAGTTCGTGACCTTGCACCGTTCACTGTTGCTTCAATCACACCAGTTATTGTTGATCCAGATACAGTGTTCATCATACTAAATGTAGCGGCAAGATTCAATTCTAATTTAACCACATCAACGGCAGATTCTTTACAAACTACTGTTACAAATGAACTTATAACTTTTAATAATGATAATTTAAAATCGTTCAATTCTGCTTTTAGACATTCTCAAGTAACTGCATTGATTGATAATTCTGACTCATCAATTCTCAGTAATATCACAAGGGTTGTTATGGGTAAATTTTTTACACCAACAATTGGGGAATCGGTTGGATATGTTGTAAACTTCAATAATAGATTCTTTAATCCCCATGCTGGCCACAATGCTGACAATGGTGGAATTATTGCCTCTACTGGATTTAAAGTTAGTGGTGATACTGTTAATGAAATGTTTTTCGATGACGATGGGAATGGAAATATAAGGAGATACTATATATCGGTTGGAGTTAAAATTTACGCAGATGCTTCTGCTGGAATTGTTGATTATAAGAATGGAATTATAACACTAAATGCTATAAATATAATTTCAGTATCAGATGTCGATGGCACTTCTTCTACTAAAATTAGAATCACAACTATTCCAGATTCTACAGATATTATACCAGTTAGAAATCAGTTGCTTGAAATAGATTTAGCTAATACCGTTGTTAATGTTACAGTTGATGCTTTATCTGTTGGCGATCCTAATTCTGTTGAAGTAGCTGACTTAGCAACATCATCTTTCACAACAACAACATCTGGATATTAAAATGGCACCATTTGATAATCCACCATCATCCTCTTTAACTTCAAAAATTTCTCCATTAATTGATGGACAATTGCCGGATTATGTTAGAGATGATCATGTATTATTCTCTAAATTTATTCAATACTATTATGAGTATTTGGAAGCTGCCGAATTAATCGTAACTGCTCAAGTTGATAATGTTATTCAAGAAACTTTTGATGTTCAGTATATCTTAGATGAAGATGATAATCAGATTGTATATGAAGATTCGGTAGGAAAATTTTCTGTTGGAGAGACAATTACCGGCAGCACCTCTGGTGCTACTGCTACAATCCTAATTGAAGATCAAAGAAATAATCGCCTCTTTATAACCTCACAACAGCAGTTTATTACTGGTGAAACTCTTGTTGGTGGAACATCGACAGCTGAAGGAACAATAACAAGATATCGTGGCAATCCAGTTCAAAACATTCAGCAACTTTTAGACTATGCCGATGCCGATAGAACAATACATGATTTTCTAGATCAGTTAAGTTTATCGTTTATGAATTCGATGCCAAAAAAACTAGCCACTAATATTGATAAAAGAAATCTAATAAAAAATATTCGTGAACTTTATAGAATTAAAGGAACAAGTGAAAGTTTTGAACTTTTTATTCGTATTCTATTAGATTTGGATGCCGAGGTAATTTATCCAAATAAATTTATGATGCGCTCGTCTGATTCTAGTTTTGTTAGAACCAAAAAATTGAGAACATCTGCCCTCAAACAATCTGTGGGAAGCGAACTAATAAGTCAAAAAATAACAGGACAAACTTCTGGCGCAACAGCTGTTATAGCAGATGCAATTGAAATTCAACAAGGAAGTATATCCCTAACAGAATTTAGTGTTGATTATGTAGAGGGAACTTTTATTGCTGGTGAGACTATTGAAGGTATTTCTTCAACAAGAAACGTATTTCAAACCTTTTTGATCTATGCGGTTGTTAGTTCTGCTGACGTAACTAATGATGGCATTTTAAATGAAATTGGAGATACTTTAACTATTGATCCTGATGCGGGAAATGGTAATGCTTTAGCTGAAGTTGAACGAATTTTATCTGGTGGTATTAATAGCATTGTTATTGACGGGGCGGGAACAGGCCATAGAGTTGGCGATCCTTTAGTATTTACAACCACACAATCTAATGTATTTTCACCATCTGCTTTTGTATCAGTGGTCGATGGCGCTTTGTTGTTGGATGGAACTGATGGTTCTTCTACCAATACTGGCGACTATATGGTTTATGAAGATGCAACAAATAAACATCTTGAGTTTCTAGAACTTGGATTAGAAACTGGTACTTTTGGTGAAGCAACAGCACTTGTTAATGGTGTGATATTTACTGATGTTGCAAGTATTACATTAGATAATGTCGTTGGTACAATTGTTGTTGGCATGCAAGCTTTTGGTTCTGGCCTTGGTATTGATACTACTGTTGAAACAGTTACTTCTCAAACAAACATTACACTTAGTAAGAAAGTTACTTTGTTAGATAATGATCGTATCAGTTTTAGAGAGGCCGCTGGCAACTCACATTCGCTTAGATTGGAAACAGGAAATTCAACAGCAACTGACCTTGGCCATCCAATAACTTTAGAAGAATTTGTTGTAGCTTTTGATACATATACTACTGGCTCTGATCAAATGGCGCTTGAAGACGGGGTTATAGATACTGGTGAAATCACTAGGGTATTTGTAGAGAATTCTGGTTCTGGGTACAATTTTCTCCCCACGGTTACTGTAGCGTCTACTAGTGGAACAAAAGTATTAAAATCTACTAGCGCAACTTATATTACACCTACTACACCAGAATTAATTGCTACGACAACTGATATTGGTGCAGCATCTAAGATAAAAATTACAGACAGTGGTGCTAATTATTCAGAAGCACCAGAAATAACTTTCAACGCAAATTTTGTATTAAAAGATACTAGTGGAACATTTGTAGTAGGGGAAGCCCTTACAACCCACACAGGTATCGTTAAATCTTTTAATACTGATACACAAGTTCTTAAAACTACTTTAGAGGATGTTGTTAGAACAACACTAGAAACAACTGATGCTTTACCAATAGGACTA